GGTTTATCGTCCCTTTGCGGTTTTGAGAACGAGCCGCTTTTTTTTAAGTTGTCCCTTTGACACAGTGAAGCCGTTGTGAATTGCGAGGGACAAACAGCAGGAGAGCAGCCCGTTGAAAAGGGTCTGGAGCTTTGTGCGGATGAGGGGGGGCAGCAGGGAGCGAGGCGGAGGGAGACTTTGAAGTTTTACGGCGGTCGAGGTCTGGTTGATTTTGCAGAAGATCTGCGAGCGATGACGGCCGGTTTTGCTCAACCGTTCGAGGTCAAGGACTCGGAAAAAGTCATGAAGCGCTGGGTGGCAAAGGGCCGCATGATGACCCCGGTGGACCTGCCTCCGTTTCAGCGTCCGCGCGAGTTGGCCGCGTGGTGGCGCAGGCTGCAGGACGCAAAGATCATGGGCAAGCGTCCGCCCGAATGGATGACGATGCTCGAGCAAATCGCCCCCGCCCCGTTGGCGTCTGCGCCGGGTTCGTCGGCTGGCGCAGCCTCAAGCCAAACCGCAGCTTCAAATGCGGACGCGGGAATGGCATTGCCGCCTGATTTCCAGCTTCCAGTGTCGGATAGCCAGGAGGATTCCGTGGAAAAGCAGGTCCGCGAATTTGCCCAGGGATGGCTGACGGAGATGGCAAAAGCGCAGAAGGCAATGGATAACGCCCGCTTCATCAAGGCCTACAACGCCTACCTTGTGCTCCTCGAAAAAATGCGGGCGCTGAAAAAAGACCGCGACCGCGAGCGACTCCGCACCGGCGAGGTCCTCGAAGTCACCAAAGAACGCGAAGCCCTCAGCGTCATCTTCGGCTCCATCAACAAAACCTTCACCGGCGTCCTCACCACGCTCTGCGAGCGCCTCGCGCCGCAGATGACCGCCATCGAGCGCCGCGCCTTCGTCATGCCTCTCCGCGACAAAATCTTTGCCGCGCTCAAAGGCACCCGCTTCGAAACCGCCCTCACCGACGAGCAAATCGCCGAGCTCGTCCCGCCGCTCCCGTCCTGATGTTCTTTGACGACCATCTTCCCGCTTTCAGTGTCGCCTCCGGCAAACCACCGCCGGAGGATCTCGCGTTGTTCCGTCACCAGTTCGACCGCCATCGCTTCGAGCAAATCCTCCGCTCGCGCGAATTTGAAATCGGCGTCGAAGTCGCAACCGCCAACTTCAAAGAATCCCCCACCGAGCCCGTCTGGTCATGGGCCGCCCGCAAAGTCTGGCTCGACTCCAAAATGGCCGCCGAAGAGGGCTGGTATGATCCGCAAAAAACCCCGTGGATGAAAGAGCTCCAAGAGCTCCCGCTCCGCCCCGAGGTCCGCGAAGCCGTCATCAAAAAGCCCTCCCGCGCCGGTGCCACCGAGGCCGCTTTCAACATCCTCCGATGGATGCCCGAGAACTGGCCCGGCAATGCCGGCATCGTGTTCCCCGAAGACAAACAAGGCCGCGACGTCACCAAGCGCCGCATCCTCGAATCCCTCTCGCAGACCGCCGCCGGTCAACTCTCCCCCGACGAGCACGACAACGGCCTCAGCAACATCCACCTGCTGAACATGATCATCAAAATGGGGCCATCCGGCTCCGCGCGTATGTTCACAGAGTGGTGGGTGCGGCTCTTCATCCTCGACGAGCTCGAGGAGCACGATCAGACCGACACCACCACCACCTACGATCGCGCCCTGTCACGCCAGACCGATGTCGCCGACTCGCTGCTCATCGCCATCAGCAAGCCCAAAAAAGCCGGCGGTCCCATCGATCGCTACTTCATCCGCGGCAGCCAAAAAGATTGGAGCGTCCCGTGCCCTCGCTGCGGCCAGCGCTTCGTCTTCCATCGTTCCCAGTTTCAAAACGACCCCGACTGCCGCAACACCGACGGCACGTGGAATCTCGCCCTCGTCGAAAAAGCCACCTACTGCGTCTGTCCGCGCTGCCAGGGCCGCATTGACGAAAAAGAGAAGCGCAGCATGAATGAGGCCGCCATCTGGCTCCCACGCGATCCGCAGCACCGCCGCCGCGGGCTGGATGGCAAATACGTCCCGCCCGTCCCCGGCGTGGAAAGCTACCAGCTCAGCGACTACATCAGCTATCACCCCAAAGTCACCTGGGGCCAGCTTCGCGTCATGGCCCTCATGGCCTTCGAGATTCAGCCCTCGCACACCGCCAAAGCTCACTACATCAACAATCACGAAGGCGAGTGCGAGGAGCCCGACATCGTCTCCACCGATGCCGACACCATCGCCGCGCTCGTCGCCGGCCGCATTGAGACCCGCAAAATCAAGCGCCCCGACGGCACCGAGATCGAGGAAACCACCACCCACGGCATCCCCGGCGGCTACCGCCTCGCCTACCGCCACGGCCAGTTCTCCGCACCGCTGCCCTTCCGCCCCGATCAGATCCTCATCTTCATCGACAAACAAAAGACCCACCTCAAATACAGCGTTTGGAGCATCCGCATTGATGCCCTGCTCCCCGGCCAATGCGAAGCCCACCTCATCGACCTCGGCCGCGAAGACGACGAGACCACGCTCCGCGAAAACGTCATCACCCGCCCCTACCCGATCCAGGGCGAGGCCCTGCCCATGACCATCACCGCCGGATTCTTCGACTCCCGTTTCCGTGGCCAGGCCGTTTACAAATTCTGCCTCCAGGCCTTCCACGAGCTCGGCCTTCAGATCTGGCCCGTGCGTGGCGAAGGCGAAAAAGAAGCCTTCGGCCGCCAGCGCCATGCCTCCCCCGATCGCCGCAGCCGCGACACCGCCCGCGGCCGCATGCTCCGCTACGTCGAAGATATGTGCGACCTCGGGAAGCTCATGGTCCGCTACTTCAAGGATCACCCACTGCAGCACGAGCTCAACGACAAGCTCACCCGCGCCCCCGGATGGCGCATCTGGCTCCCTACTGATTACCCCGCTGAATTCGCCGCCGAACTCACCGCCGAAAAATACGATACCACCACCGACGACTGGGTGCACAACGCCCAAAAATTCGGCCCCAACGACTGGCGCGACACCACCAAATACCTCGTCCTCTGGCTCATGGAGCATCTCAAGCCCATGCTCACCGCCCGCGGCATCGAAACCGCCCCCGAGCCCCCCGAGTCACCTCCCGCCACCGATCCCGAACCCTACCCCCACCAGCGAGACTACACTTTGACGTCGAACAGCCAATTACACCAACCCCAGTTGTGATAACCGCCCGTCCCCCTGGTCCATCCCACCTCCGTTTTTGACACCGCCCGCCCCGCGTGGCGTCCGCATCCATCAATTCCGATCTCCTCATCGCCGGCTTCCTCCGCCGCGCACGGCAGCAGCCCGATCCTCTGGCCTGGCTCACGCAAAAGCACGGCGACGCCCTCGACGCCGTCACCGCAGGCGATGAATTCGTCACCAGCACCAGCGACGAAGGCGGCAGCGCCACCTCCGAGCGCGGCATCCCCGCCGCTACGCTCCTGCAGCTCTACGAGATCGCCCTCCAGCGCTACGAGGCCGACGAAGCCGCCGGCACCACCTCCTCCATCCAAGGCGGCACCGATTTCAGCCACACCTTCTGCCGAGCATGAGCCGCAAAAACAAACTCAAAGCCCAGCGCCTCGCCAGCCGCGCCACCGTCGCCGATGCGCCCGCCAATCGCGATCAAGCCGCCGCCGCCGGTCCCTTCCTCCTCCTCGGCGGCAGCGGATTCCAAGCCGCCGGCCAAGACCCCGCCCGCGGCTACATCTACTGGCCCCAGACCGACACCCGTCGCCAGATCACGAGCTGGACGCGCCATGAGGTCGCCCGCAAAATCCAGTTCCTCTACAACCACTTTGGCTTCATCCGCAGACTCGTGAACGGCATGGCCACCATGCTCGGCTACCTCACCCCGCAGCCCACCACCAGCGACGAAGAATGGAACGAACTCGCCTTCGAGTCCTTCATGTCCATCGCAGGCTCCGCGCAGGTCTGGGACATCGCCGGCAAGTTCGATTTCTTCAGCGGCCAGATTCAAGACAACATCAGCATCTTCCGCGATGCCGATGTTCTCTGCGTTAAAACCCTCTCCCAAGGCGGCCGCGCCCGCATGGCCTACTACGAGGCCCATCAGCTCGCCAATCCCGCCAATGCAGGCCCAGACTGGATCGATGGCGTCCAGTTCTATCGCGGCCGCCACATCGCCTACGGC